AAGGACAAAATAAAGAAAATCCCCGGAAGCTGGTATCGTATTAAAAGATATAACTGGATGCGAAACATTAGTTGCCGCTCCATTTATACCTTTAGTTTGGATAACACTCGGGACGCTCATATTACTTCACCACTACGATCGTAGAAAGGGAGCTTTCATTACCAGCAGAATCTATTGCCATCGCACTGATCGTATGCGGCCCTGAGGCCAAACTTGTAATACTCAACGAATATGTATAAGGAGCCGAAGTAATAACAGAACCTACCTTTGCTCCATCTACATACCACTGAACACCATTAAGAGAAATATTATCCCAAGCGGCTGCCGTTAAGCTTTCTGTACCACTAACTGTTGCAGCTGGTGCGGGCGTCAAAATACTTGCTTGAGGAGGAGTTACATCAGGTGGAGGGTTTGAGAATTGACTGATGGGCAACTTTACTAGCATAACTTGACAGTTAGTGGATGAATCCAGATTAGCTGCCCAAATTACATAATGCCCTGTATAGTCAATGTTCGCTTTTGGCTGCAAGTCATAAGAGGAACTACCACAACCACCAATTTTAGCTGTATTCATCATGGTAGGAGCAACAAGCAAAACTTTTTGATTCGCCTGCGCTACACCGCCAGATGTATAATAGCAACTAATCTGGTTACCAAAAGGAACTGGTGTATCAGAGCTTGTTCCAGCCGAAGAATCACATACGTACTGGTCAGATACAGGCATCTCACTCCCGGGCTTAGCATTTAGCCAGCTAGGGTGCTGAGGAATGCTTGCGTAACAAGTTCCTCCAGGACAAATATTTGCATAAGGAATCTCTATGATATCCTTTCCACTCTTTGACCCGTGTGGATCACTGAAGTCGAATAGTCTTACAGCCGAATTGCTCAAATTCCAGTTATCAGATTGCACATACCAACCATACCCAATTGCATAGTGTCCCCCACCACCATACTTATTATTGATAATATAACTGCGTCCTGGCTCTTGCAAATCGTAAACTATAGTATCCTCGTCGCAGCCACTAGAGCAGGTCTGTGGAGTCACTTCATCCACTAACAGGTATCTACCATCTGGGCTAATTGCACACTCGTCAAATCCACCAGGCGAAGCTTGCTGGAAAAAACGAAATTCCTGAGATTTCGTATTATACGTCATGCAACCCATTGCAGTAAAACTAGCATCAGCCAACGTACAAGCATAAATAGTATCGTACAGATTCGCACTACACTGACCAAACATAGCGCCAGTCGAAGCGCCTACTGTTGGGATATTTGTCCAGTTTGATAAACTGAAAAGGTTATTTGTTTGTCCTGTAACAACATTATAGCTTTGAAGTGTAGTGCCAACCTTTCCAGGGGGGGCCATGATAATAGTATCAGGATCGTTTCTTGAAAAGAACCAACCTTCACCACTGTTTGAGGTATTAATTGTCATTGCCCCTTCATAGGTGACAATATCACGATCCTTATTATACTTATAAATCCCAACACCATTGACGCCTCCATCAGCATTACGGCCTACGAAGATATACATGTAAGGAGAGCCAGCACTGTTACTCATATTGGCCCAATATGCATAACCTAAGTTCATAATACAGTTATCTGAACTGGGGCAGTCACTGGGAAGTGTAATCCTTACTCCGGTCGTGTTCCAGGGAGCTGGAAAAGTAAAAGTTGTTCTCGTGCTAGGCCAAAAAGCTGCGATAGCTGTCGAAGTGAGAGGAGCATATGCGGTCGTTGCACTTACAGCTTGCCAAGTACCCCCAGGAGGAGTAGAAGCAAAGACGCTCCCAGACAGCAAAAAGAGTAGGGTTGCGAGTGTTTTCATAATTACCTCAGGCGGACATTCCGCCGACAGAAAGAGAAACTGTAAGGACTCCGGGAGAAGCCACAGAGATATCACCTTCATTGAAGGCTGCTATTGAGTCAAGCAATCCCGTTGTGCCACTAGATACATTACACAGACCGACACCACCAAGCGTAGCAGCTGCATTGATATCTATACTGATATTTACTGCTGCTTTAATACCATTAACAGCCGAATTCCATGTAACAGCTTTTCGTGATCCTGTGTAGGGGGTTTCCTCAGTCCAGCCATTATGACTGGTTAAGGTATCCGTAGCATTAAGCTGAGGAGATGCACTAATAAGCATCAAGTAGAAAGCAGCTGTATAACCGCTTCCAGCATACCAAGTGTCCAGTTCTTGATTGATAGCAGCATCTGGAACAAGATTTTGAGCTGTACGCTCTATGATTGTCCCATCTTCACCCACAAAACGTAGATGATATGAAACCTGCCGCTTACGAGAAATGCTCATAAGAATCTCCAGCTACACTAATGCCAATATGAAGGATATAAACGCTACTTGCAACTATATCGCGAGAATCAAGCTAAAGCTACAAAAGCGCTTCCATTCCAATAAACCCAATAAGGAGCTGAACCAGCTAAACTAAGAGGATCCCAGTTTACTCCATCAGCTAGGAATAAATCTCCTATCTCATAATGTAAAGGAGCACTTGACCGAGCAGTGACAACCTCCATTAATCCCTGCAAAGCCAAACTAATCTTTTGCAGCTCCCTAACCAAATACGGAAGCACTTGACCGTTATTTGTAGGCGAAGGAGCCGGACTATAACGCTGCATCAGTATTTACCTATATCCGAAGTCTCAATTTGAATTTTGCTGAGAATCCAATTCACAGTTAAAGAGCTTTCTATCCGAATACTCAGAAATCTTCCACTAATTAAGGCCGATACATAATCCCTCTTTTGAGGATCATAAGTACGTTTAATCCAGCGTACAGGATCATTAAGCGTTCTGCGTTGTGCACCTAAATACACAGTAACTATGCCATCGGATTTCAAGCTAATTAGCACCTGCTTAATCATCTTAATTCGCCCAACAGCAGTCAGGTCAATCCCTGTTCGCTCTACGAATTTAATACCTGAATTTTGCATCACAGCTCCACAAAATCATCAGCATATTGCAACTCTTTTTGCTCGGAGTTTAGCAAAATGAGCCGTCTACGCTTTGGAGTATCATCACTCTCCAAATCTCCTGTTTGTGAATCGAAGCTTCCAGTTGTATCATCAAAGCTTTGATAATTAGTATCAGTGCTGTAAAGATAATCAATTGCATGAGATGTTCCTTGGATTCGATCAAGAATCAAGCTCGTTGTATTGTCTTCCCAATTCCAGATAAAAGCTGTATTAGGAACCTTTCGGCCAGTCTGAGCCCCGCTCACTGTTCTACGGAAGAAGAACCAAATTTCTTTAGCTGCGCTATTTCTCTGCACAAAGCAATATTGCAAGGAATCCCTATCCAGATTCTTAAATATCCAAGTTCGCATCTTTCCTTCAACAAGACTCTGCCAGCTGTTTCCATCATGCTGGATAATATCAGCATTAGTAACAACAAAATGCCGATTTAAGAACTCACACACGCAATTCATGCTTAAAATGCCGAAAGGCATAGGAAGCCGGTTAAAGCTGAAAATGTACGGAAATCCTACAAGACTCATACCCCAAACAGCATTTTTTCTGCATATGATATTATGATTTCCAAGAGGAAGCATATCAATAAGCTCTCCTCCAGTAGAACTCATAGGATATTCACCAGCATCAATCGTTGGATCAGCAATATTCCATGAAGCAGGTACCGTTCCTGGATCAGCGCTCTGACTCCAGCGAACATCAAACGGCTTAACTTGACCAGAAATAGTAAAATTCAGCCCTACAAGGTAATTTCCAAAAGTTTTAAGAACTTTTACCCGATCTCCACTCGGCCAATTTGGCAAATCCTCTAAAGGACTTGAAATTGTCGGATTTAGCCAGACTTGAGGTACATCTACTCCATTATTCAGTATCGGAAGACCACCAAAAAGGTCAGCAGTCCATTGCGTAAGTGCGGTTCCTCCATAATTACTGGCAGATCTTGTTATATCATAGTTCTGTCCATAAATGTAGATGCCAACCTGAGTATCACCCATATAAATATAGCCGATATTGTAATCAGCATCTGTAAACTGCAGTAATCTGTAGGCTGAATAGGGAGTACTGGATATAGTCACAAATCCTGGATCAGAATATACCGATCCATGACGCATTCTGACGTTTGCACCGTTACTCCAAGCGTTCGGTTCAAGCAGATTCGGCTGAATCCCCTTAATTATCCCGCTCTTGCCAGCTATTTCCACCAGATTGTATATCGACATGATGCGCAAGCCTCAGTTTTTCATCCTTAACTGCCGCAGCAAGGGCTTCTAAAGCAGCAGTTTTCCGTGATTCTTGGTTCCGAATCTCCAAAAGTGCAGCATAGGGCCGATTGGAGGTTCTGATAACATCTACCATGAGATGGGGAAGCATTTTATATAGGCAATCTGCCTCAGTTTTCTCTTCTGCAGTCTGAACATTCGTCTTTGTAAGAGAAGTCCACGCCGGACAGTCACAAGCAGGGCCATTCATACCCTGATATTGCTGACATTTCCAAGCCTTCTTAAATCCCATTACGCTTTTACTCCTATACAGCAATCAAAATATGGCAAATACTGATAGCCAACCCCAGGAATTATCGGCTTTACTGTAATATCATGCGTATGACCTAGACTTCCTCCCGTTGAGTAGAAGCTTCCAGTCTCCGGAGCCTTCTTATTTGTCACAGAAGATACTGAATACCAAAGATATACACCCCCAGAATAGGTAGAAAGCTCTTCATAATTATGAGTATGATCAGGAATTTCATCAGGAGTCAAAACATGTGGATCACTTGTTCCGCTATAAGCTGGCCAACTTGCCTCAGCTCCTTGTCCGGCTGTATAATTTCCAGCAGTATTAACGTTAATTCGTACATAATACTGATTAGAATTATTATCAGCTACAGCATGAGTATCAAGATTCCATCCAACAGGAGGCGCTGCATCATAAAAGAACATCTTTGTACCGGAAGGAAATACATCAATCGGCACTCCAAGAAGATTTAATGCAGCTTGATCAGCATTCATTACTCCGGTAATAGCAGGAAATGTAGCTTTAATGGTAGCTTTTATGGCTCGAATATCATCATCTACTGAAGAAGCTAATTCAGTAGGCAACGGCTGTGATACGTCAAAATCTCCAACATAAGTTGTCACGATTTAACTCCAATAACAGCGTCAACATAAGCCGGACGCCAAGTTGCATCTGTTACAACCCGAAATGCGTGAGTATGAGCTTGCCCTGGGCTCGAAGATTCATTAATCCCTCCTGAAACCTTGCTCGAGTCAGCCTTTAAGTTGGTAGTAATTCCAGCTGTATACCAAGCAAAATGGCCTCCATTATAGGAAACCAAGCCTTCATAATTATGCGTATGTGCAGGCATTTCATCTACGGTAATCGCGTGAGGGCCAGTATTCCCGGCTGTTTCAATAGAATCCCAAGAACCTCCAGTTCCTCCTCCAGTATTATTCACACGCAGCAGCTTATCTGCAACGGAAGCATCAACTGTCCAACCATCTGGCGGGTTCTGATTAACAAAAAGCATATGCGTTCCAGATGGAAAGTTTCCAAGTGTCGTCAAACCAGCCAAAGCATTTAACTGAGCTTGAGTAACAGTAACAGGACCTGTAAGATTCGGGAAAGTATTCTTCAAAACAAGCTTAATCAGCCGCATATGATCGTCAGCTGTTCTAAAATCATCGGCTCCAGTTGGGTTAGATACTACTAATCCATCAATATAAGTTGCATTTTCAAGACCCATTGTAATCACCTATTGCAAGATCAGCATTAATTTCTCGCTTAGCTTCAGTTTCAGCCATAAGTCTTTGCAAAGCCCTCTGTACATCGGCCGGAGCAATTCGAACTTGACTGCTATCCTGAGTATAGTTTGTAACAGCTTTCATTACTAAGCGAGCTTCCAATAAATCTCGAGCATACTTCAACCAATTATTCTCAATATTACTATTAAGCACCTGATCGGCTTTAGAATAAATTAAGCTGAGATTATACACTTGATCTGGGATAGGAAAGATTAAGAAACCTCCCCCATTTTCCGTATAAGCAACAGGCTTTCCATAACCTCCATGATGCTTTACATTATAGCTATAATTATGCTTCAGCAATTCATGCGTATAGCCATCTGCATCTACGTAATAAAGAGGCTGATCTGGAATCATGCAAAGAAAACCAGAAGGAGGCGCAACAAGCCGAGTACCGTCATTAGGTGTCTGAAGTAGAGTTTCATCACTATCCAGAAACCAAGGACACAGATTCATATGCTCCAAATCATACTGAATGCTCAGCAACTCATCTCGAAGTTGAAGCTCAAAATCTGTATCATCTTGCCGTTGACCAGCTTGACGTAAGACGATTTCAATCAGCTTGTCGCGTACCATTTACTTTCTCCTACGCTTACGAGAAGTAGCCTTCTTCTTAATTGGGTGACTCTTCCGGCCTCCACGCAGAATCACATTAAGATAATATCTTGACTGTTCTCCAGTTAAGCCTTTATCACCTTTATGCGCTTCCGCATAAGCCCTCAAGCTCATTCCAGCAGCTTTGGCTTTCGCCGTCAAAGCTCCCGGTCGTTTGATTCCAAAACCTTTCTTCTTTGAAGCCTTCTTCATCACGAACCTCCTGCCTCGTCGGCATCAGCAATTTCGGTAAAGGCGTTCTTGCCTCCCTCCATTTCAACTGTGGAGGCCATGATAGTCATTTCATGCCTACCCTTCTTTGTATCCTCGTTACTAGAAATCCTCTTCACTTCTCCGCTCAAGGTTACTTTAACCTTCTTCCCTACTTTAAGCTTCCCAAGCATAGCCTTGGAAACTGGAATAGTGATTCTCGCATCATAATTTTCCATCGCACCTTTCGGCGCAGCCTCCGCTACGTCAGAAGTTTTAATGGTCTGTGGGATAGTATACTTCATAGGAATCTCCAAGAATTGATAATAATTAAACGGTGGGTTTGACTGTCCTAAACCGTCCATTTAAGGGAAGGAGGGCCGAAGCCCTCCAGCGGCTATTACGCGCCACCAGCGTTGCCAAGGTAGGCCATCGTCTTCTCGAAGTGCACTTCCACACCGGCTTCAGTCAGCCACTGACCCTTCCTCTCGTCAGCGTCATTGGCCTGGATATTATCCTTGAAGTTGGTATCGCGCAGATGCCGATGGATGATGCCCCGAGGATTAATGACAAACGCACTGTTAGTGAACACCGGATGGATGTTCATCAGCGGATGCGTCCGCCAGTAGACCGTACCCTGAGGAAGAACCATGCGCTGCAGGCTCATACCCCAGATCTTGATCTGGCCCTCGAAGTTGATCCTGGTCTGCGTATCGGTGCGAACCAGATTATTCAGCTTGGTAGCAAATCCATTGCCCACCAAAGCCAGGCGCTCATTGCCTGCGCCTTCTCCGTCATAGTCGAACGGGGTAGAGAATGCGTTGATCACATTATCCAGCCCCCACTGACCTGCCGCCGAGCCGGTTCCACTGAACGTGGTAACATTGGAGCTGAGGAAGCTCCGCAGTCCGCCAGTATAATGGAGCGGCTTGCCGTTCGAGCCCGTGGTCTCATGCCGCTGGCCGAAGAGGAAAGCGAATTCCAGGTCACGCGAATGCGCAAACATCTTCCGCTTCTTGTCGTTGGCCAGAGGATCACCAGTCCGAGTCCGCGTCTTGATAGCCGTATTGGTCATATCATACGTGGTCTTGAAAATCTGGCAATAGTTATAGAGCTTGTCCGGGTTCTGACTGGTTGCCGTCGGAGCACCGGTACCTTCAGCGAAAGCATTACCAATCTTGGTAATGTACGCACTGGCCGGAATTCCAGCAGCTGTCGTACCCGCCACGCCTCGAGTAATATCGAGCGAAGTATCCGTAGTCGGGTCAGCCGACACCTGGATAATTTCACCGATACCCGAGGGGTCTTCTACCAGAAAGAGGTCGCCAGCTACCGCTGCAAGCGCACCACTGACAACTGTCAGCGTAGCGTCGCCAGCAAGAGCTGCTGTCGCATCATTCTGAATTCGCACCAGTCCATTGGTCTCTTCCCACCAGTTAAACTGGGGGTCGTCCACTGATTCACTGCCCATCTTGCTCATTAGAGCAGTCAAAGGCGCCTGTCCGTTGGGGTCAAGCCAGAGAATGGTCTCACGAAAGTTTGTCGGCCTTTCGTCAGTTGCCCAATCGCCAGTACCCCGCAGGCCTGCAATCGTCGGCATAATTGCCTCCTGAGTTAATCTTCATCATTAATAAACTCAGACCACTGATTATCCGACTGGGCGGGTGCAGGAGCCGTTCCGCCTCCCGGCTGCGCCGGAGAGAAAGGAACTTCCCTTTTCGGCTTCGAAGATTCAGCAGGAGCCGCTGCGGCTCCATCTCCCGGAGAAAGCCCATCTATTGGCAACTTCAAGGCGACAGAAGCTTGCATCCCTACATCATTAATTAACTGCTCATGCGTAGCGTTAGGGTAAACATTACCATACGCTTGCAGATACTTGTTAACCAATTCTGCATGATCCGCCAGCTTCGGCCACTTAGTGAAGAAGGCCTCAGAGAAGGCTTTCTGACCCATCTCCATAGAATTGATCTGCTGGACCATTTGCGGTAACTGTTGCGTTATCGCATTAAAGACCTGCTCGAACACATTCATATGAAGCTGGGCTGCTACATCTGGCAGCATGTCCACCGAATTTGTTTCCCAGTCTTCAACCTGTTGATCTGAGAATTTATAAGCTTCCTTGAGCCGAGCAAGGGCAGCTTGACGCTGTTCTTCTCGCTTCGAAGCGACATCTTCGGGCGTCGGCTGTGTAGGCTCTTCCTCGGCTCGCGGGGACTCGAGCGCGGGAGTTTCCTCTTCTGGAGTCTTTGCCGGAGGCTCCTGAGTTACTGCCGGCTCCTCTTCCTTTGGCTTCGGAGGTTCCTCGCTACCTGGCTCCGGAGCTTTTGGCTCCGAAGGGGCTGCGGGTTCCTCCCCACCAGAGGCGGGAGAGGCAGATTCACCTTCGTCAGCTTCGGAACCCCCGGAGTCTCCGGTGAGTTCGTCAGCAAATTCACCCCAATCGAACCCGTCACCCTCGAAGCCCTCGTTAGACTCAGCAGGTGCAGGCGGGACAGCAGACGGCGGGGAAGCCGGAGTAGGATCAGCTTGGGTGCCGTCGGCAGGCTTGGGAGCAGGTTGTGCTGCGGTAGCTTCATTGGCCATTATTCATCTCCTTCACTATAATCAAGGGTATAACGCAGAGTCTCAATTTCGTGCAGAGTATCTTCGTAAACCCTATCCATGAATGTACGGGTGAATTCTATACCTTGCAACTCACCAACCTTTAACTGCTTTTTAAGCACATCTTCAATTCCAGTCATGGGTTGAACCTGCGCCATTTTAATCCTGTTATCAATATTTTGCCCGAGCATTTCTTGGAACAATTTCCAGCCTGGACATTTTCGCAGCTCCTCAATTACTTCACGTATCTTGACAGCTGCATCAAACTGCTCTCGGGCTTCCTCAGGATCAATCTCGCCGGGAGACGGTAAATCTTCTTCAATCATAACACTCCTCACTTACTCGCTCGAGATCATCTACTGGAATCCAGATCACCCAGCAGATAGTATCTACATCATTTATAAAGCACAAGGCAAGAGTGCCTCTTGTGCTGGCTACAGCGATCCGCATGTTAGCCTCCTAATTGGCCAAGATGCTCCAGGAGCTGCAAGCTTGGAGCTGTGCCGCCTCCGCCTGGGGCAGGAGTACCTTGCGGTACGAGATTTCCAGCCTGAGCACCTTGTGTAACTTGTTGATCCGGCTGGACTTTGATCCTAAACTCTTGCAGATTCCTAATTCCGCCGAGTTGCGCCATCCAAGCAAAGACCTTTCCAAGATCGTAGTTATTGGCTACTTGAGGAATCTGGCGAATCTGGGCCAGCAGCTGCGTCCACACATTTAGCTGAGCCATGCGATCAATCGGCATGGTACCATCTACTGGAATGAAATCATAGAAGCCGGCAATAGCATCTGGTGTGACCTTCAAGAAGTCTTGATCGTTTCCAATAATCCTTCCTACAATCTTGAATTCCCGCTCTAGGTCATATAATTGCTGAGTTTCCTGCAACATCCTCTGCGCGAGAGGGCTGAAGCCCATAGCGGAGAAATATTCGGCATTAGTCTTGAGCCGATTGATCCCCATCTGCGAAGAGGTACGAATTTCTGTAGCAGTCTTCCGGCCTCCTTGACTGAGCATCGCCATGATATTATCATTAATACCTGTAACGCGCTGCATGAGCGAGCCCATGATTTCTGAATCATTAACATGGCCTTGTGTACTGTCTCCGACCTGAATTTGATGGAAGGCTTCCTCGATTGGAGTTCCATAGAAGGCCGGCTTCATGCGCACCAATTTCCCAGGTCTTGGGTCAAGAATATCCTTCATCACAACCCTTGAAGGATCGACGAAGAACATATTATTAATCCCTCTTCTGATGTTATAGAAATGGGTGTTCAGGAGCCAGTCCATTGTCTGCTGGAGTGAGCGCAGCACATCATACATTCCCCTCTTGCCGTAGGCATAGCCGTCCATCTCATATTCGATGACAGAATAAGGGAATTTATCGTGATCCATACCGAAAGGCTGCGCCCCAATTATCACGGCTCCTCCGTCAGGATTTGCCATCGTGAAAACCCATTTTTCGCTGTAGGAGCTGGTGCCGAGTCCCCAATCCTTGGGAACAATATCAATAAACATCTCGAGGAGAGTAACGAAGCCCATATCATTCTTGTCAATGAAGTCGGGGGAGCCGTCCAAACTCATCGGCTTGTCAATTTCACTGGCAGATAGATCGTTGAGATGATCTGTGCTGCCGCGCACAGTTTGCGAGAGAGCCTCTACGTTGAAGTATTTTCCTTGCTCTCTTCCCTTGAGAATTTCAGTCCAGCCAACCTCGAACCTTCTTCCACAGAATTCGCCGCGCTGCAGGTTCTGAGCTGAGACGCGAGGGTCTCGCACGAAGTCCCAAGGTCGAACATTGAAAACTTTCTCTCCCATATAGCCTGGAATCTGTTTTCGTTGCTTTACCTTTTGATTTGTCCCAGGAATAGGGACTCCGAGATAGGTTTTGGGCTTGGATATAATCTGAGAAACAGTTATCTTTTCTTCATCCCAATAATTGCTGACAACTCCGATTCCATACTTGGCTACATCAAGCAGCCATACATAGTATGGAACGAGATGCTCTCCAACCTGGGTTTGATAATCCATCAAGGCTTGAACAGCCATCGTCTGCATTTCTGTCTCGCCGTGGCGAGCCGAGAACTGGAGAATGGGATTGCGAGCAAGAAATACAGTTGTCCAGTATGTATGGGCACTTAACACCATTGCATAAGAATAGGGAATAACCAAGGTTTTGAAGGTATCGCTCTTCTTATCTTCTTTAGCCGCCATGTCCTCGAAATCTTCATCGGTAATGTAGAATAAATGCTCCTTCTCGCTCTTCCGCCAGCGCTCGGCTTCATCAACCATTTTCCGATTCGAGAATTCATATCTCCGGCGAATTGCAGCCGCTGTATCGGCATGTAAAGGACTACCATACTTGATAACAAACTGTTCCATTAACCTACTCTCCAATCAGGAAGGGCTGGTATATCTTCTTCAAGCTCAGTGATATCACCATAACCCATAAATTCAAGTCCTTGCAACTGCTCTACACCAACAGCTACTGTTTCGATAACATCGTCATGCTCGACCTTTGGATAGCGAGTAAATTGCTCTATAAACTTGTCATGAGACTTGTGGACATAGAGGTGTCCATTGCTCGCAACACCGCTCAGGCCGTCTACAATCCGATCAAATTTGCTGCGCTTGTCTGGGAAGTCTGCAATTTGAATAAAGCGTCGCCGTTTCTTCATACTTTCTTCAAGGAGCCATTTCAGCGTCCGCTGATAAGCTACGCTTTCCACCAGAACCTTCCTCGGCTTGTATATATCAACTAGCTCCCAGAAAGTTGCAATAGTCCATTTAGGATCATGGCCCTTATTCATTCTGTAATGCTCGAGAAAGCAATCATTCCCGTGTCGGCCGAGTATGCTTAACACCTCCCAGTGTTTATATCGAAGGTTCTTTCGTAGTTCGGCCTCGCTCGGCGGAGGAACCGGATCAATGACGAGAATGCAGGGCATGTTATCTGGCAGGATATCCCAGTATCTGAGCCAAGTTGGAATGAATACAGCGTTCTCGCGGGTTACAAGAGTAACCTCCATCTCCCGGAGCCAGAGGCTTAACTGGTTCCGATTTATCATTGCTTTCTTTTCTTCGAGAAGTTCCTTGGTCGGAAGCCGCTCTTCCCAGACAGAATAGCCATCCCGATTAAATACACTCTGCTTAAGAGTGTCCCATTGAGGATCGTTGGCGCACATCTCATTAACATCATTAGAGTCGATGGGTGTGCCAAGAAGAACTTGCTTGGCAAGGGGAGATTCAGTGGTGGGAGACAGGGAATTCTTGAGTGCACTCATCCAGATATCCTGAACCTTTTCTCTTTGATCTGCAGTTAAGCTGTTATTCTCATCTGCGATATCATCTCCGACGATTAAATCAGGCCGATAGTCGTCGATGTTAATTCCTCGAATCGAGCCGGTCATACCATAAGCCATAACGCGAACCGAGATCCCTTCAGCGGTTATGATTTCTATATCTCCAACATTGGGAGACCATTTATCACCTGGCTTGAGTCCGAAGGTATTGGCCCAGATAGAATTATAGAGCACCTGCTTAGCGAGCCAGGTAACAGAATGAATCGCGGCTTTCTCACTCTTACCAACTAGCAATATGGTGCGGGAAATTCCATAGGCAATTCGCTTGGATAGGTAGAGCCGGGTAAGTGTTGTCTTGGCCGCGCCACGAAATACCTCGAGGGAAACATAACGGCTTGGGCCTTCCAGCTTTGCCCACATATCATAATGAATATCTGGAGAACCCATCCGGCAAGTCTTGGCGAAGAAATAGGCTGAGTAGAAGATAGGATCTTCTGCTCCAAGTTGGACGGCTTCGGAGGAGGTGATCTTATCTTTATTCATGCGAAATCTTCTAGTTTCATTGAGCGAATTATCCGCTTCGGGTTGAGGATATGGACTGCAAACTCGTTCGGCTCAACCGAAGCAAGATCCTTGCGGAGTTTGGCTGGCCGATCTGTGCGGATCGCTGGATCATACCAATGAACGATCTCACAGGTGCAGACCGTGAAAAGGTTCAAGTCGAGAGGGAGGACAAACTCGAGCACAGGCAGGTATAGATATTTCATCTGATACCAAGCAAGATTGCAGTGGCGAAGTTTAATCTCGATTAGGAGGAGCCGAAGCTCGACTAGATCGAGAAGGAAAGCGTCCGGCTGGCACCAGCGGAACTTGTTTTCTCCCTGAACTTTGAAGTGAATCCATTTACTCTTGAAGTATCTTTCGCCGTAGAGATCTTTTAAAAGTCCGTGTACCTGCCGCTCGTAGCGGATTCCAGCGGCCTTGGCTCCTTTATGCTTTGGCTGTGTAGCCAGCATAGGAGGCGGATCAGCAAACTCAGCGAAGGTTATGTTTCGTGCTGGCCTGAATCGTCGTCTCATCCTCCCTCTCCCTCAGCAGCCTCTTGCGGCTCAGCCTCTGGCTGATGGCTTAATGCAGGAACTTCTTCATTAACAGGTCGGGCTGTTTGGTCGATGATTCTTGCACGGGCGGCTGCTACTAGCTGAGGGTCTACTTGGGGAAAGATTACTGTGAGGTTATTTGATCGCTGCTTGCCTAGGCTTGGCTCGAGCCTTTGATGAGACTTGTTTAAAATATCCATGAGCACTTCTGCACTTTCTACGCCGTCTATCTTCTCGGCGAGTTTGTCGGCTGCTCGATGAGCGACTCCATTTAATTTATCGCGCAAGGGAACGATTCTATCATCATGATAATTACCTAGGAGCTTGGCATAGAAGGCTTTGAACATCTGGCTGTTGACGATTGTTGAGAGCCATGCCTGAGTATAGCCAAGCTCGCTGGCGCAAGTGGCTAGATTCTTGTCAGGGTTTGCTAGGAGCCATTCGGCTATTGCTTGGTGCCGATGGGATAGCTTCTTGAGATCAATCTCAGACACGGCCCTCTTTCTCCTTATGCCGCGGGAGGAAGCGGATCGTCCTCGGGAACCGTGTTGTCCTCGGGATGCGGATCGTCCTCGGGAACATCTTCGGCGCAGGCACTTGCGGCAAGGAAAGGCTCTGTCTGGCCGCCATGCTCCGGTGTTTGGGCTTGATCGAGTCCGGCTGCGGCTGCTCCTTGCTGGAGGGCGCTTGCTCCTTCGGGATGAGCGTTTTGCTCGGGAAGTTTGCCGGGAACCTGATGGATGATGGTAGCGCTTGCGCTCGTGGGGGCTTGCTCCTGGCCCTGGTAATTGTGGAAGATTTCTGCGCGGACAAAGTGTCCGGCTGCGTCAAGACCCTCGACTACCAGCTTCTCGCCGTCGTCGAAAAAGTTCTGGATGGTGTGGAAAAGTTTCATGGATTATCTCCTCTGGAATGAATCCCGCTTGCGGGGGCAGCGCGGGTGCGCGGTACATTATATGTATCATGCGGCGTAGCCGGCTTGCAACCTTGAAAGCTTATGCAAGCTTTAGCTTAGCTTTTTAGCTTTTTGCTTTAGCAAGCTTTAGCTTTTTAGCATGCTTTCCAGAGATAGGGAAAATTTGAAAAGTTTTCTGAATGGTCTGTTGGTTTTGTTGGAGAAGTTGGCAAGGGGGGAGTGACCACCCCAAAATTGGGCGCTCCAGGATCGAAGCGTTTTGGTGGTGCACAGCTGTAGTTGACTACAGCACCAGAACCGTAGCACAGCAATCCAGGTTCGTGGTTGCATCAATTCTAAATTAAGCAGGTTCTAAATTAAATGGTGGCTAAATTAAGCTGGTTCTAAATCATCCAGCCAAAAAAAGAACCCGCATATTTCAGCGGGTTCTAAATTTAGATGGCGCTGAATTAAATCAGGTCGCCGGTTTCGTTTTTGGCGGCGTCGGCCAGAGCCTTCATGCGCTCGCGTGCGCGCGCTGCTTTGATCTTTTCCAATGCCAGCGCAATCCGCGCGTCCTTTCGCAGTGCTTTCTTCTCGTCGTCCGTCAACGTCTGGAACCGTTCGCGCACAGTGTCCAGATCCTTTCCGGTCACGGCGCTAACAGCCTCCATGAGCTGCGTTGTTTGCGGGCCGCCTGCTCCGGTTCCGCGCCGATTCCAGTCACCCTCCTTTAACGCGTCGAGCGTTGCGTTAAAGGCTTCGCGCGCGCTTTCAACATCATCGGCGCCTGCGTAGGTATCGCCTAACTTTTGCAGAGCGCCGTGAAACATTGCCGAACGTTGAACAACCTCCGGCCATTCGTCAACGTTGACTTCGCTGGTTTGACCGTCCGCCCATTTGAAGGTAACGGTTCCCTTGTCAGTGTCAGCGGCTTTCGTCGCGATTCGATTTCGTGCCATTTTAGCTACTCCTAAACAATGGTTCGCGCGATCCGTGCGGGGTACGTCACTCCTTTGACGTAACCAGATTACCATAAAAGCCCAGATTTGTAGGTAACATTTT